TGCCCTTGCTATGTCGAATGACTATGCCTTGGCAACCCAAAATGCAAAGGATTGGAAAAAGTTTGTCAATGACATGGTGTATTTGCACCAAGAAGGGCTTGACCTTGAAAACAATGGTGTTGACAAATATTCAAAACTTAACATTGCAACCGAAATCGCGCCTTGGTCATTGGAAACCAACAATACCAAGATTACAAACTTGTCTATGGAGTCTCAATGGCTGTCTATGAAAACGGTCATCGAAAAGTCGCCAGATGCAGCACCAGATGAGGTTGAGCGTATCATCGAGGAACGTGGTGCGCTTATTCCTTTGGACGGTATGCAACAAAATGCGGAAAAAGCCAAGAATATGAGCGTAAACCGTAGCGACGAAATCGTAGATAACAAGGCTAAAACTGGATTATCTTAACAAGAAAGCGAGGTGATTATGGATATGGAAATTTACAATACTATCAATACGCTTGTAACCGTCTTTCTTGGTGGGGGATGGTTCTTGCATTGGAGGGCAAGCCAACGCAAGGCTAACGGTGAAGCAAAGCAAGCCGAGGCACAAGCAAACAAAGAGGCACAAGAATACTACAACACCACGTTAGCGGACGTTAATCAGACACTGAAAGAGGTACGCGCAGAACGTGACCTTTACAAAGACGAAAGAAACGATTTGCGTAAGGAAAATCACGAAATGCACAAGAAATACATAGAAATAGAGGAAAAGATGACAAAGATGGATTTGAACTATAAGCGTGACATATCACGTTTAGGCCGTCGTATTGATGTCCTTTCGCCTTTCCTATGCAGTGTAGCGGGCTGTCTACACCGAAAAAAAGTTAGCTTAATGGAGAACATCGACGACAAAAGATTTGTTACGCACGACGATAGCAGTCAAGATGGCAAGGAATAATATAAATAAAAAGTTATGATGTTTATCAGATATATAATAATATTTTTTGCATTGTTTGGCACAAAAAGTTTTGTGTTATCTAAAGAATATTGTAACTTTGCAATGTGGATAGAAAGGACTTGCAAACCTTTTGATAAGGGTAAGCTGACAACCCTTTCACATTTTAATATTTGTCAGCAAAACTTATTTAATGTCAGCATTATATTAAAGTACAAAGATTTACCACAGGTTAATAGTGAACGTTGGTTATTGCTTGATGATTTCGAAGGATAAGTTTGGAAAGACGTTGTAGGTTACGAAGGTTTGTACCAAGTTTCTAACTACTGAAGGCTTAAATCATTAACAAGAAGATGTAGAATACCAAGTAATAAATTTATTTCAGTTCCTTGCGAAAGAATACTTGTGTCCGACATTATAAATGGATATTGTAAAATACATATATGCAAAAATGGTAAAGCGCACAAAACGTCTATACATAGAATCGAAATGTTGGCGTTTACACCCAATCCCAACAATAAACCATGTGTAGACCATATAGACGGCAATAGAGGAAATAATTGTTTATATAATTTGCGGTTGAGTGCTGTAAAAGAGAATATGAATAACGTAGTTACTACAAGCAAAATATCTAAGAATAGGACTTGGAGACATATGCCACAAGAAACCAAAAAATAAGATAGCTCGCATAAATACAGGCAAAACGATGGGTAGTAAAAATGGAAAATCAAAACCCGTCATCCAATTAAGTCTAAATGGTGACATTATAAAAGTCTGGACGTGCGCAAGATAAGCCGAAAGAACAAAAGGCTTTGACAGAAGTTGCATATCCAAATGTTGTTTAAACAAAGCAAAACAATACAAAGGGTATATGTGGCGATTTTTAGAAACTTAAATAATAACAATAAAATAATATGACACTTATGAAGATTTCGCAAAAAGGTATAGACTTGATTAAGAAGTTTGAAGATTGTAAACTTTACGCCTACCGTGATAGCGTTGGCATTCCTACCATTGGCTACGGACACACAAATGGCGTAAAGATGGGCATGTATATTACGCAAAAACAAGCAGACGATTTCTTGCGAGATGATGTAACGATATGCGAAAGAGCGTTGAATACGTGTCGTACAAACTTTACACAAAACCAATTCGACGCACTTTGTTCGTGGATATTCAACCTTGGTACGACAAACTTTAATTCGTCAACGATGCGAAAGTACATCGTTGCGAGAAAAAGCGACGTTGAAATAACCGACCAACTTATTAAATGGCACAATGCGGGCGGTAAGCCGTTGACAGGACTTAAACGTAGACGCGTTGCCGAGGCGAACATGTTTCTTGGAAAAGAATTATACACATTGCAACCAAATGGTGACATAATAAAGAAGTAGTTATGAGAAAAATTCTTTGCATAATAATAGCTTTGATAGCGTTTACGTCGTGTGCCACAAAGACAAAGATTGAATGGCGCGACAAAGAGGCGATAAAGTACGTCACGAAAGAGGTACATGACACTTTGATTGACAAGACAACAGATAGCGTCTATGTCAACGTTTACATGAAAGGCGATACCGTTTTCAAGGAAAAGTACAAGGAAAAGACTCGTTGGCGCGACAAAATCGTAATAAAAAATGACACTTGTTGGCGCGATTCTGTTATAACAGAATACAAGGAAACAGTAAAAGAAATCGTTAAATATCCAAAAACTTATTGGTGGTTTCTTGGAATTTCGATAATAAGTATTATTTTTGCATTTGTAAAAGTATTGAAATGGCTACGAATAATACCATAGGATTGAACATTGAATTACCGATTTACAATAGTGATGGTAGTTCGTTTCATGGTCTTGTATTACACAAGAGCACCTATGATAGCGTGGTTATGTCGCTTGGTGACAATGTGACGGGTGACGTTTATTACATCGACAACACTTTGGCGGTGATGATGCAAGAATACATCGTTTTGAACGGTGTAAAATATACACTTGTGTCGCCACCGACAATTGTACGCGAGGGTATGGTTGCGGATAATACCCAATTAAAGGGCATGACCAAATACTCGTTTACGTTCTATCATCCCATGTATATGCTTGGCAATATTCCGTTTACCGATATTGCCGTTACGCAATCACAAGCAAAGTATCTTTCGCAAAACAAGACGTTTTCTTGGATTGGTACGTTTTCTGAATATGTCGCAAAACTAAATGCCAACCTTGCAAGCACCGAATGGCTTGTTATCATGTCACCGACGGTCACGCAAGAAAAGCAAAACGAAATACCAGAAGAGGTTTTGTCTTTTGATAAGCAATTCATAAGCAATGCCTTGAAAACGGGTTATGATACGTGGGAGGTTCCATTCGTTATTACATCAATAAAGGAAGGCGAGACTGGTTACGCGCAAGGAAAGCGTTTCCTTATCACATTCGGCCTCCCTACCCAAGAAATATACACCATTGACGCACAAGGCCATAAGACATCTACGCCGTTCATTTTCCAATTCGGTAAGGGTGTTGGATTGAAGAATAATTCGCGCACACCACGAAACAACAAAATCGTTACACGTATCGTTGGTTATGGTAGCGATAGAAATATTCCTTATGGCTATCCACAAATACTTTGGACTGGTAATCAGTCTTGGGATTACACTATTGACAATAATCCAAATGCGGCCAATTCATACCCTATCTATGATGGTATAGTAGCTGGCCAACGTGTGCGCCTTATCAAGCATCCGTTTACGCGCACAACACTTATGCCGTCTATCTATTCGGAAACGGTAAACAAGAAGGTCAATCCAAATGCGACGGGCTATGACCCAGACATTGAGATAAAGGACTATTACGATGCGATAGACGATGCTACACACGCTTACCCTAACAATATCAATGTACTTGCACCGTCGGTAGAGGTACACCAATTTGAGAAAGAATATCCACAATTGGGCGAGGCTGCTATCATTAGTGCAACACCATACGACGAGGACGGCGAATATTACACATACACGCAATGGTATAACTATTTGCAAAATCGTATTGCAACGATGCGCGGCCAAGGCATTGACGGTTGGCAACTGCAACTTATCGTTAGTATGCGCGATAACACGTGCCACTATACGCCAGAAACCTCAGAATCTTTGCCGTCGGCATCTATACTTGCAGGGCATTGGAAATGGCGCACAGGTCAAGCAACGGCGACGTTGGATATCGTTATAAAGGGTAATTTCGTGTATGTTACACTTGTGTCATCGTGGTACAACGAAACGCACAAGATATTACAAATACATGCCGACCCAACACCTGAATGGGATGATACGTATGACATTGACAACGACAAGTATGTGCAAGAATACTTTAAGTTAAAGTTACCCGTATTAAACTTTGACCTTTACGCATGTGCTGCAGTTACGCAAGAAATGAAAATCAATATGCGCAGCGGTTCGTGCATGGGTTGTACTTTCCCCGTTCAAGTGGATTGGGAATTATACAAGGCCAACTTCTATGATTCCGATGGCAATTTTGCGCCAGACGGAGAACAACGTGATCTTGAAAAGTTCCCGAAATCAAATCTTGGGTCAATAGATATCATCGTTCAAAAGGATAATGACACATTCGGTACTCTTATGCCGAATCAATACCGTTATCCCATTAATGGTGACAAATTCGTTATCCTTGGTATTTCTTTGCCCACATCGTACATCACAACGGCAGAACAAAGCCTTGACGAGACGATGAAAGAATATATGTTAGAGAATAACGTACATTACTATGACTATCCGCTGAAATTCGACGAGCATTTCTTTGCCACAAACACAGGAATACTCGAACAAATACAAAACAACAATATTGTACGTTTCCAATATGCAGGCGTACAAATGGCGTTGTATATCAAGCAAATCACTATTAAATATGGTGACAAGCCTTTGCCGCAATATGACATCACGCTTACCGATGACGTAGAAATTGTGCTTAACCAAATAGGCCAAGTAACCGATGACGTAAGCCGTATGCGTGTGCAAGTGTCGGAATTACAAAAATACTATTCCGAAAACTTGATACAGGAAATAAACAGCAAGTTAAGCAAGGTTGTAGATGATGTTTGCCAAGGGCGTATTACTTTCCAACAAGGCTTAGACGCATTAGGTAGCGTTATTTTCCATGATAAGATACAAAGTCCGCAATTCGAGGAAGGACTTTATACTGGTCGTGGGTGGCGTATTGACAACCTTGGTAACGCTGAATTTGAATCGGCACGTGTACGTTCTTTCTTGGAAATTGTCGAATTGATAGTAAACCGCTTGCAAGCACAAGAGGGTGATACGTTGTTTACCGATAATGACCAAATAGAAAAGGTTGATGTTATCGAGGACGAAACAGACCATAGTATTTCGTATATCCTTACTTTGAAAGAAAAGTATCAAGGATATGTGACAGGACAAATGTACGGCAACGTCGTAAAAGGTATCATCAACACGTTAGCGGCCAAACAAGCAGGTGTAAGCGACTACGAAAGCACAAGTGTTGAGGTTGATGGTGAAAACAAATACTACACGTCATGGATGCGTGTAATAGGCACACACAACACCAACATAAACCTTGGAGTAAACCAAATTCAAGTCGTCCTGTACAGTGATGATTATTATGATGATGGCCACCAAGGAGACCCCGAACACTTGCATCATTTTACACCAGCAGGGAAAAACTTCGAGCCTTGCGAGTTGATGACTATTGCCCGTTGGGGATGCGTAGACTATTCAGACCCATCCGACCCGAATTATGAAACAATAAAGTCATCTATAGTTCGCCGTCAGCGTATGTTTATGATAAGCACTACCGATGGCCGCGTAGTCAAATACACAGGCGTTGATAGTCCTATCCTAAAGAATGGAAACTATGGCGTTACCATTGGTGAATTGCCCGAATTTGTAAAGAACTATCCCGATGTAAGGGCTATCTTAGACAAAGTAGGCGAACATACCGATTGGCTTTATGCGCAAGGTGTCGTCGTAGGGAATTATATCAAGGTTGACCGCGATGGATTGCCAGTTCCTGTAACCGTATTTTGCGGAGAATGGGTAGATGGTAGCCAAGTAGCCAATCCAACCCCGGGCCAAGGTATCTATTTCTACAACGAATACAACGAGGACACTCAACAATACGAAATTCACGAGGTACGTCATAATGGTGGCCGTTGGCAATGCTTACAACACCAACCTGTCGTTTCGGGTGGTGTGGCTACATATTACGAGCCAAAATGGAACAGTCCTTATTGGCGTTTGGTTGACGGTAACGATAACCTTACGATTGAATTTGTTTCAAGCAAAGGATATTCGTTTAGACGTGGAAACGTTGACACGGTGGTAACACCACACTTATTCTATGGCAACGTCGATATAACAAACGAGGTGGCCGCAGAATATTGGAACTGGACACGTGAAAGCGAAAGCGAAAAAACCGTTGCTGATGAATCTTGGGATGCACAAAACACGGGATTGGTCACGGGCATAAAAACTTTGCATTTGACGAACAATGACATGCCTCAAACGTGGTCATCCGCTAACAAGGCAATATTCACTTGCACCGTTTCCGTAAACGATGGCAAGACTACAAGAATAGTAGATAATCAAATTATAAGTTAAACAAATTATGGGAAGAAGATTAAATACCTCAAGACCTACCGTAATCCAAACAATGCTCACGCCATTGTCTGATTCGTTTGCGATTCAGCCAAGTGACACCTTAGAGCAATGGTATTACGTGAACACTGGAGCGTATAGCCCCGACCGTCAATCTACTCCCTTGCAATTGAAGCCTACAATCGTAGCGGTAGATACAAGCACCAAAACGATTTATCACCCTTCGTTTGCAATCGCGACGTGGTACTACTTTGACCCGTCCAATAATACCGACTATTCGGCTACCGATGTTTTTTGGCCTGGCCTTCATTGGGTGCGAATTACGGCAGTCGAGGCAGAAACGGGCGGTGTTCTTAATGACTATTATTGCCCCACAACAGGAAATCCTGACTTTAAGTTGTACGTTCAAAAGAACGTTACACCTCCGACTGTAGGCGATTCCGATGCAGGACAAAACCTTTGTTGTGTTGCAACGTATATTGACCCACGAGATAGCGGCGTTACGATTGAGGTTAAAGAAACCGTATTGCTTGCTACAAACAAGGATGCTACAAGCGGCTCTTTGAAAATCAATTTACTTGCACCTACAAAGACCATTTTTAATGTGTTGTCTGGTGGTAGTTCGGTTTACAACTTCGTTGCACAAGTTCTCGACGATAACAACGATGACGTAACCGATGACTATTACATCGAATGGTACGGCAAGGTTGACAACGAAAGAACCGAGCACCTTATCAACACTTTGTATTGCTATTCACAAGCAACACAAGTAACTGATAAAGGTCAAGGAAAGGACACCATTACGATTGATGCAATGTACGTTGAACACCTCGACATCGTTTGCCGTTTGCGTAAAACATCATCGTCTGCATTGTTGCCGTCAGTAGCATATTGCTCTTTGGTGTGGGAATTTCCTCAAATTGACCCACACACCGTTTGCAAGAATGGCCGTGTAATAAATGCAAATAACCGCGAAATGACATTTACGAATATCATCAACTATCGCGGTGGCGTGATAAGCGACGCGCAACGTATTGCCAATTTCCTTTTCAACTACAAACGCCGTATTTCCACAAGTTCGTCTTACACGGATATGGGCTGGGGTGACGAAATCACGGTACAAAGCAATTCGTTGCGCCAAACGACATCTTACTCTACACCCGTCCATGCCGAAGTTTATATGCTTGGAGCATATTCCGCAAGCCAAGATGATAACACATTTGACGGTACTGGAACTTACGCGGTAGTTACCGATGACGGCAACGTAGTGTTTGATAGATTATAAACAAATAAAAATACAAGGAGATACAATTATGTTAGAAACTTCAACTTATCTTGCAACGAAAGAAATCGCAATCCGTAGCGGCCTTGTAGATAGCCGTTACCGTATTGCCGATGGCCGCTTTGTTCTTAACGATCGTGACCTTTCGCGTGTGCGTTTCGAGCCTGATGAATACATCAACGGTTTGAAAGGCGTGGAAAAAGTCACTCCTGAACGCGCAAAGACCTTGATTCGCCAAAACAATTTCGCTATTGGTTTGGAAATCGTAGAGCCTGTCGTAGAGGAACAACAAGAAGAAAATACTGAAACCGAACAACAAAACTAAGATGAGGAATAAACAATGAGTAGTGTATCAAATAGATTCTATGTAGAGGCCATTGATGACGGTTCTACCCTTCATGGTCAAATCCTTTCCACCAAGGCATTAACGCAAGCGTGGACTGGTAGCGCGGCTGTTCCGAATTGGACGGTTGCTGGCAATCAACCTACCGTTTATGTGGACTTGATGAGTGGCACGTCAAAAGTGACACCAGATGCAGGCGGTAATTGGTACTACAATAACATTGAAATTGAATGGGCTGACGCAAGCGCAACCGCCGTTAGTACCGATGGCCGTTTCCAAAAGGTAAACAACTATCCAACGTCGGCCAATCCTACTGCGGCTATCAAGATTATTGGCAACATTGCTTCAAATTCCAACGTAAACACCGACTCGTTGACCTATACAGGTTCCTATACGTTGGGCGGTTCGCCAATTGGCTTTAGCGTTTCCACGTTCATTAGGATTACTGGCGTTTCGTCGGCAGGTATCTTTGGTTTCATTGAATTTGTCGGCAGTAACATCGTGACCGAAAAGAATCAAGTTGTTACTATGTATGCGCGACTTTTCGGTGCTGACGGCAACGAGATTACGGCAACAGCAAGCGGTGCCCCGTTCTCTACGACATGGAAGATGAACAATGCAAGCATCGGCGCTGGTGGTGACGTGACGGTAAACGGCCAAACGTATCATAATGCTAAACAGGTAAGCGAATCGCAAATCACCGACAATAGCATTGTCGAATGTAATTTCTCTTACATTACGTCAATCGACGGCACAAGCACGACTTTGACGTACACGACATTTGAGAACGTTGATGACCAAACCGACCTTGAACAAATGTATATCCAATATAACGGTGGTAATGACACGTCTGCGACTTTGAAACGTGGCGGTTCTATCACGTGGGATATTTGGATGGGCGCACAAGATGACCCAACGGTAGATACATCTTGGACGCAGTTCTACGTCAAGTTGCTTAATGCCGATGGTTCAATTGTGCATAACAACATCGCTGGCATACCGTCCGAGATTACCGATTCGTCCGATGCACACTATGGCTGGCGTCCTTTAACTTGGGATGGTTCAGCTGCACACATTACGCTTACATACGACATCGTACACGACAGTTCGACGTTCAAGAAGTATCTTACGGGTATCGTGTTAGCGGAAAAGTAAACAACAAAAACGAAATCAATATGTCAACAAAGAAAACAATAGCAAAAAGTTTCACCGTTAGCACTATTGAAGATGGGGTAAGCGTTCAGGCGCAATACGCGCCTAACGCCAATCCCACGTCTGGCCAAATTCACACCGTTTGGCAGGCTGGCGACTTGTATATGCGTACTCGCGAGAGCGACGAGTCAGATTGGTCAAGCTGGCATAAGATAGTGGGCGAAAGCGGCGACGAAACCGACTATACGTTTAATATCTCCAATTCGTTGACATCTTCAAGTGCAACTACTGAACCTGCCAATTGCTATTATGACACGTGGCAAGATGCACCTGTCGCACCTACATCTACCTATCCTTATCTATGGATGAAGATAGTCAAAAAGACTTGGAATGAATCTACCCAAAGTTATGATAGCGGTACGGCGCGTTATGCCCGTATCACAGGCGAGCCTGGAACTTCCCCTTATTTTGCCGACTTGAATAACGAAATGGATGCTATCCAATGTAAGCATGATGGTAGCGTTATCACAGACCAAACCGTATCTACAGTTATTTCGATGTGGAAAGGTTCTTCCGTGGAGGCGTTTGTGATTGATAACATCTACCGTAATGGAACAAAATTAACGTGGAATGGCAATAATAATGGTGTGTGGCCGCGTATAAGCGGTAGTACTGTGTCGCTTGAATTTACCACAAGTGCTTCTATTGCCGACATTGACGATTTCAAGATAACGATTCACTCCTATAATGATAATACGGTTACACGTGAATTACACTTTACGATTAACGGTGTACGTGCAAATGCCATTTATCGCTTAGTGCCAAGTCATTCACAAATCGTAAAAAAGAAAGACGGTACTTATGTTCCAAGCGGAAATGTTACGTGTTCTGTTGAAAAAACCGAGAATGGTTCTACATCTACTCCGTCATCAAGTGAATACACGTTGGAAAAATCAGTCAATGGCGGTTCGTATACTACATATTCTGAAACGGCTGCAAGTTCTATAACAAGTGACTTAAAGTTTAGGCTTACAGTAGGTGGTGTAGTTGTGGACTTAGAAACTATACCTCTTGTTTCGGATGGCAACAAAGGTGATACTGGTGATAGCGCACCTGTTGCGTTTGCAACCCCTGCCCAAATATCAATTCCATGTTATTCAAATGGTAATGTCAAAGCGCAAAATGTTACAAGTGTTACTTTCTTCTTAAAGGTAGGTACAAACACAGCAACCGTAACAAGTTGTGCCGACGGAAGAAAACCGACTGGCGTAACCGTGCAAGGTAAAGCCAACAATGCTGTAACTATAACAGTTGGAACGTCGGCGACTGCAAGTGGACTTTCGGAAGGTGTAACATTTATAGTTGCTGGCACTTACGATGGTAAAACGTATTCCGCTACCGTAACCGTTGCATTGATTGGTTCAACACAAGGCGAGCCTGGAACTTCCCCTTATTTTGCCGACTTGAATAACGAAATGGATGCTATCCAATGTAAGCATGATGGTAGCGTTATCACAGACCAAACCGTATCTACAGTTATTTCGATGTGGAAAGGTTCTTCCGTGGAGGCGTTTGTGATTGATAACATCTACCGTAATGGAACAAAATTAACGTGGAATGGCAATAATAATGGTGTGTGGCCGCGTATAAGCGGTAGTACTGTGTCGCTTGAATTTACCACAAGTGCTTCTATTGCCGACATTGACGATTTCAAGATAACGATTCACTCCTATAATGATAATACGGTTACACGTGAATTACACTTTACGATTAACGGTGTACGTGCAAATGCCATTTATCGCTTAGTGCCAAGTCATTCACAAATCGTAAAAAAGAAAGACGGTACTTATGTTCCAAGCGGAAATGTTACGTGTTCTGTTGAAAAAACCGAGAATGGTTCTACATCTACTCCGTCATCAAGTGAATACACGTTGGAAAAATCAGTCAATGGCGGTTCGTATACTACATATTCTGAAACGGCTGCAAGTTCTATAACAAGTGACTTAAAGTTTAGGCTTACAGTAGGTGGTGTAGTTGTGGACTTAGAAACTATACCTCTTGTTTCGGATGGCAACAAAGGTGATACTGGTGATAGCGCACCTGTTGCGTTTGCAACCCCTGCCCAAATATCAATTCCATGTTATTCAAATGGTAATGTCAAAGCGCAAAATGTTACAAGTGTTACTTTCTTCTTAAAGGTAGGTACAAACACAGCAACCGTAACAAGTTGTGCCGACGGAAGAAAACCGACTGGCGTAACCGTGCAAGGTAAAGCCAACAATGCTGTAACTATAACAGTTGGAACGTCGGCGACTGCAAGTGGACTTTCGGAAGGTGTAACATTTATAGTTGCTGGCACTTACGATGGTAAAACGTATTCCGCTACCGTAACCGTTGCATTGATTGGTTCAACACAAGGAGAGCAAGGAGAGCAAGGAGAGCAAGGAGAGCAAGGTCTTCGTGGAAAAATAGGACGTTTCTTTTATTATGCTGGCGAATGGGACGAAAGTAACAATACTGACACGTTTGTTATAAACGACGCCCAAGTCCCTTATTTTAGTAAGGCTGGAAGCAGTAGAGATTCATATTATGTGTTTAATATAGAAGAAACACCATCTGGAGGTGTGATGAGTATGGCACAGATGGCTACAGAAACTACAGTTGGTGGTCAAATTCAATGGAATAACAAGCCTTGGGAATTGATGACATCTGATTTCAAATACATCATAACTGAAGCGATATTTGGTAACTATGCGCATTTTGGTTCTTCCATTATAAACGCCGACTATCTGCTTTCACAATACGGATATATGCGAGGATTTGGAAACACTAAAACACCTATTACCGACATCACACAATATATATATGCTGACCCAGACGATATGTTTGGTGAAGATGAATGGGATTTGACAGACGAAAACATAATAGTAAATAAATATTTAAACATTGAAATAATAAACAACGATTCTTATTCAAAAATAGAGTCCATTAGTGCTTTCGAGATAAAAAAGGACCGTTGGTACACAATGTTGCTTACTGGGTATTGTGATGGAGATAACAATACACATACATTAACTGTTGCAATAGGAACATCATCGTTAAACATTATAACGGCATCTGAAATTTCAGTAAAAGGTTACAATTCAAGCAGAAGTGATGGCCTTTACGAGTCTTACCTTACATTTAAGGCGACCGCAAATCTTTCTACTTGTTACATGTATGTAAAGAACGATTCGCGTGATGCTTTTGGTCTTGTGAATGATATAGTTATGCGTTATGCCCAATTTGTTCCAACACTTTGCATAGACATGAAATCAGGCAAACTTGTTGCAAACAATATCATAGCAAGAGGAGAACTTCATGCTGACAGCTTTGTTTATAACATGATATACGGTAATAGAGGAAATGGAGACACAATAACTGTAAACGAAGAATCAATAATAAATCTTGGAACAGGAGCTGAATCAACAATCGTAAAATTACCGTCTCCTTCAACAAGTAAAGGTCGTAGAATAGAAATATACAATCATTCTACATCGTGGGAAATAACATGGGTTGGAGCAAATAGTACATCATCTTTACAGGCTGCTTATGGCTCTGGTCTTAGTTACAGAACTTCTTATAGTTTGCCGCTTGATTATATGTTGGTTTATTGCGACGGTACGACATGGTGTTGTTTAAAGGCAGAATAAACAAAAACAACTTATAAAATTATGAAAATAGTATATAACTACATCATACCGTTCAAAGGTTACTTAGCAATGTGTGTCTTTCCGTTCATATTTGTGCGGAAAGATGCACGTAACCTTACCGTAAAGGACATCAACCACGAAAAGATACATGGTGTGCAACAAATAGAAACGCATATCGTGGCATTGATATTGGCCGTTCTTTTGGCCGCTGTCGGTCTTTTTTCTTGGTGGTGGGTACTTGTAAGCCCCTTGGTGTATTTCGCGCTATACGGCCTTGAATACATTGTAAGGTGGATTTGCTACGGATTTGATACACGCGAGGCATATCGGAATATAAGTTTTGAACAGGAGGCATACTTGAACGAAAACGATTTGACGTACATTAAAAACCGTCATTTGTTTGCATCGTGGAAGTATCTTTTCCGAAAAACGTATCATCGCAAATAAACGAATTCGTTGGCAATATTACAAAATATAGTTAAAAGGTTTGGCATAATGCAAAATACTTCGTATCTTCGCACACACAAAATCAATAAAAACGTTTTTATACACTTATTAAAAATTTAAAATTAAAAATAAAAATTATGGGAACATTTAAAGATTCATTGAAAAAGTGGTTCTACACACAAGGCACAACGGCAGCTGCCACAACGTCACGTATTCCACTCCTTGATGCGTCAGGTAACCCCATCGGTTCTGATACACCAGATAACCTTTTCAAGAAGCAGCCTTTGTTCACCGCTAATGTTGGTGTGGCCGTCTATGAATCGAATAATCTTTGTTTCAGACAACCAGACGATGCCTTGTCTAAGGCATCAATCGCAGTTGGCGTGTGGATACAAGAATGCGGCAAACTTATCGTC